AGCTTCCAACAAACAAAAAAGTGTCTGTTTGGTCAAAAGATGGAACTACACAAGGACTATTTTCTATGGACACTGAACAGCTTTATAACGTTTTTTTACGTGAACGTCAATAAACTGACCGATAACGTTTTGCAGATAAGCGAAGGCAATTACCGAAAATCACTAAACATTAAATTAATCATAAATAACAACAAAATGAAACTAAACTTTAAATTCAATACCCAATTAATTGCTTTTGCTTATGTGCTGTTAGTAGCTGTGCTTCTTATCGGATGCCAAAACTCGAAAGAAGACATTAACGATAAAAAAAGTTCAGATATATCAAGAATGGATTTAGGAATGGCTTTATGGAAAAATAAAATTCAAACTTTTGAAGGTGATGTTAAAAAAGCTGATTCCGCTTATGCAATAGATAAGCAAAAATTGATTGATGACATTTATAAAACTGCTGAAAAAGAAGAAAATAAAAAAGAAGTTGACGAAAAGGAATGCGGACATATATTCTTTAATAAATATTGTCAGTCGTGCAAAGAATATCGTCTTGAACACAACGATTTTTAGCATAGCTACTAACGGCTGATGCTACACGATGGCTGGGAAAAGCACACACCCAGACTTCGATTTAAGACAAATTATTCAAGTGCAAAACAAACTTTAAATTTAACCCGAAACCCAGCTATTGTGTAGCATATGTTACTGGCTGTGTTTTATTTAATTAAACAAATTATGTTACAAGTAAAAAAATTATTAGAGAACAATACTCCATTTTCAGTTATGCAGTATTTTGAAAGTTTTAAAGGTTCAAAAAAAGAAACCTACAAAAAGTATGAACTCATTTATGTTAATCAAAGAAAAGAACTTGCTTTTAAAATTTTAAGTCAAGAAGAAATATCTTTTGTAAAAGACAATACCGATAAAATAAAATTGATTATTGATAATAAAGATGGTCGTATTTATGAGTTTAATAAATTCAAAGAATATAAAGAGGCTAATGTTATTAATCATTAGTCTTTTAACCGCAATGTTGAGTAACATAGCCAGTAACGTATGGTGCTATGAGAAGTAGCGGATTAATAAAAACTAAACTTTAAATTTATGACTGATTTTAAAAATACACCTAAACTTTCAGAAAGCACCGAACCCGCTATTTCTTATAGCACGTGTTATGCCTCGTTTTTGTACGTGGTTTTGTTTTCTGGTGGTCGTACTTCTGCCTTTTTAGCAAAGTATATGAAAGAACATCCGCATTATAAAAACTGCATTTTTGTTTTTATGAATACTGGAAAAGAACGTGAAGAAACTTTACAATTTGCTGATAAATGCGATAAAGAATTTGGATTGAATTTGGTTTATCTTGAAGCATTAGTAAACAACGAAAAAGGCAAAGGAACAACTTATACAATAGTTGATTTTGAAACTGCTTCAAGAAATGGAGAACCATTTGAAGCGATGTTAAAAAAATATCCTTTGCCTAATAATATGGCTTCTAATTGCACAAGAGAATTAAAGCAAAGACCTATTGATGCTTATTTGCGAGATAATTACAAAGATTTTGATATTATTAAAGTAGTAGGAATTAGAGCTGATGAAGCACATCGAAAAAGCGTAAATGCTGAAATTGAAAAAGTCATTTATCCTTTATGCGATGAAGTAAAAATTGATAGCAGATTTATTCGGAATTGGTGGGAAAAGCAAAGTTTCGATTTAGGATTAAAAGACTATCAAGGTAATTGTGATTTATGTTTTAAGAAGTCATTAAAAAAACGATTGACAATTATAAAAGAAAATCCAGAAAGTGCTAAATGGTGGCTTGAAATGGAACAAAAATATAGTTCCGAAGAAATACCAAGATTTGATTTAAGAACGAATAAAAGCATTGAAGAATTAGTTGAAATGGCACAAAGACCATTTACTAAAGCACAAGACTTGCACGAACTTTCACAACAGCAATGTGATTTATTTGAATTTGAAACCGATTGTTTTTGCAAGGCTTCTTAAAATGAGGCATAACTCGTTTATATATGCAGTTTTTGTATTACAAAAATGAAACAATATACTGAAATACAAACTATTAGATTTTCAAAAATTCAAAAACAAACATTGAATAAATTGAAAGACTATAATGTAGATATTTCGCAGTTTATAAGGTTCGCAATAAAAGAAAAAATAAACAGAGATTACAAGAAAATCAAAACAGAACTGAAAATAAAAAAACAAGAATGCCCATTTTAAATTTGCATATTAAGAAAAATAGTATATATTTGTGTATTGTTTTATTGAAGGGGTGGCTGAATGCCGCCAGGTGTTGCCACCCTATTTTTAAAACATAAAATGTAAAACAATGACAAAAATATCCGATTTAATACCTGACAACAAAAACCTGAATAAAGGAAACGAGCAGGGAAATAAGCTAATTGAAACATCACTATCAAAGTTCGGAGCAGGGCGGTCCATACTCCTAGATAAAAACAACCGTATAATCGCTGGAAACAAAACCATTGAGAATGCCGGCGCAATAGGTCTGGATGACGTTCAGATAGTCGAATCAGACGGTAAGCGGATAATAGCAGTCAAACGTATGGACATCGACCTGGATAGCAAAGAAGGTAGGGAAATGGCATTGGCTGACAACGCAACAGCAAAAAGCAATATTGAATGGGATGCAGAAACAATAGAAGAAATTTCAAAGGAGTTTGATATTGATGTGGGGGATTGGGATGTTCGATTTGCATGGGATGGTTCAGAACACAACTCAATGACAGATGAAGATATTGATATTGATGAAGAATTTAACCCAATGGGGAAAATGGACGGAAAACAGCGGGTTGTATTTTTGTTTGATGGAAAAGACGATGCAGAAAGTTATCTAAACCCTATAAATGTTAAATTTGAGAAAAGAAATATGGCATGGCAAGTAAACCTATGTACCCAATCTACATAATTTCAAAAGGTAGGTACGAAAAAACACTTACTGCTGACAATTTTGAAAACTCAGGATTAGATTATTTAATTGCTGTTGAGCCACAAGAGTATGAACAATACTGTAAAAAACTTGGCGAAAATAGAGTTTTAAAATTACCTTTTTCAAATTTAGGATTAGGAAGTTATCCAGCAAGAAATTTCTGTTGGGAACATGCAAAAGCAAATGGGTATAAATATCATTGGTTATTTGATGATAATATACAGAATTGGGTAAAGTGGATTGATGGTAAGCGTAAAAAAATAACAGAATTATTGCCAGCATTTCAATTTGTAGAAAATCATTCACATAAAACAAATATTGATATTTTAGGATTTGAAGAACCAAATTTTGTAGTGAAGCCGCCAAAGAAACCATTTAAAACAAACTGCCATGTTTATTCAGCTTTATTAATTAAAAACAGTTTACCATATCGCTGGAGGTTAAAATATAATGAAGATGTTGATTTATGTTTACAGGTATTGCATAATGGAGGAAGTACAGCAAGTTGCGTTTATTATATGGCTGATAAAGTTAGCACAGCAGCTAAACAAAAAGGTGGAAATCAAACCGAACTGTACCAAGGCAATGCCCCTAAAAAGAACCTATTAAAGGCTAAAATGTTAGAGGCACAATGGCCGCAATATGCAAAGACTGTAATAAGATTTAACAGGCATCATCACTTAGTTAATTGGAAGGTTTTCAAGAATAAAAACAGAAACTTAACAGAAAGATGACATTCAAGAAAGGCGAAACACCAGAAGGAGCCATTCCATTCGTTCCAGGCGAATCAGGAAACCCAAACGGGAGACCTCGAAAACTGCTATCTTCAATCAACAAAGAATTGACAGAAAGAGGCTTTGAAAGGGTGAGTGCTTCACAGGTAATGGAATCGTTTGAACTGTTATTTAACCTGACAGAGGAAGAAATAAAAGAGCGCGCTATTGACAAAGAAAGCCCAATGCTTTTAAGAATAGCAGGCAAGGCGATGTTATCAAGCAAGGGAATGGAAATGGTAGAGAAGATGCTGGACAGAGCGCACGGAAAAGCACAGCAGAAAATGCAAGTTGATATTACTGAGCTTCCTGAAATACATATCAATTATAAAAAACTAAATGAGGGTTGATGTTGATATATCAGAAAAGTTTGAACCACTACAAAGGCTTTTAAATGGTGAGTTTCCATTGGTTGATACTGTTATAATCACAGGCGGGCGTTACTCTCTAAAATCTTATTCAGTTGCAATATTTTCAGTAATGGCATTGGCTTGGCATGGCTGGAATACGCTCTATACGCGATACACAAACAGTTCGATAGTAGATAGTATCAAGCCAGGATTAACTGACAAGGTGGCTTTATTAGGGCTAACAGATATAATAAAAGACACTGCCAGTCATCTTGAATACAAAGGAAACAGGATAGCATTCAAAGGCATCAAGCCCGGATCAGGACAGCAAACAGCAAACTTAAAAGGATTCGAGGGCTTCAACTGCTTTGTAAATGATGAAGCCGAGGAACTCCCGGACCTAAAAACATTCAAAAAGATATTCTACTCAATCCGGGAAACTGAAAAAAGAAACCTATCCATTCTTATTTTAAACCCAACCACGAAAGAACATTGGATATTTCAAGAGTTCTTCGAGAAAAAAGGACTGGAAGGTGGAGATAATTGCATTGTCGATAACGTGATGTACATTCACTCAAGCTATTTGGATTGTACTTTGGATAAAATGCCGGCTAATATTCTTGCTGATTACGAGAGAATGAAGGAAGAAGACCCAAAAGAATACGACAATATCGTAATGGGTGGATGGATTCAGGAGCCAGAAGGCGTATTACTTCCTAAATCACAACTGAAATTTCAAGACCTTTCAACCATTCCAAACGATGCAATCATTTACAGGTTTTCAATATCAGACCCGGCGGACCAGGGAGGCGACAAGTTCAGCACTATCTTTGTTCACGTTGCCCAAATTGACGGGCGTATAGTTTGCTATGTCAAAGACGTAATACACTCCACCGATGGTATAGAAGCCAACACAGAAAGGATAGTAAGCAGGACAATTGATAACAGTATTGAGGCGTCATTTTACGAGAGCAACGGGGTGGGATTGGCGGCCGTTCTATTGATTAAAAAAAGACTTCCGGCAAATGTAAACCTTGTGCCTTTCAATAGTTCAATCAATAAAGAAGTCAGGATTCTAAGCCATTATGAGTTCGTTAAAAAGTTCTTTGTATTCGATACAAACTACAAAAGCAACCCAGACTATTCAGCGTTTATAAGCGATGCAACAAGCTACCTGAAAGACGGAAACAACAAGCATAGAATAGATGCTATTGACGTGCTTTGCTCGGCTGCACACATCATTAAATTGAAGTATCATAAAATAATATTTGGGCAATAAAACTATAAAACTATGACAAAAGAAAATGCAATAAAAGCCAACGAAATAATTAAATTAATCGAAAGGCTAAAAGACGATTTAAAAAGGGCTAATTATACACAATCTGAAGGCGTTGTTATTAGAACCTCTTATCTGAATTTTAACGGTATTGATGACAGGATAGAGGTACCGTCATCATTGTTTAAAGTGATAGGCAAACTGATTGTTTGTGAGTTAAAAGATAAGATAAACGGTCTTGAAAAGGAATTAGATTTATTATAGCATGAAACGCAATTCTAACGATACGAACACGGAAGCAAAATGAGTGAATGGCAATTTGATTGAGTAAACAATGACAATAATCGACCTAAAAACAAACACCAGCTACCCTCTTTTGTCAGTCAGTCAGGCTGCAACTATTATCGGGGTGGCTGAGAGTACTATTTACAGGTGGAAAAAAGCAAGAGAAAAAGAGCAGTACAATAACTTTATGATTGTATTCATAGAAATAAAACAAAATAAACCATGAAAACACAATTAACATTTACTAGAGATGAATTAGCGGAGGCATTCCGTGAGTGGAATAAGAGCATGGAAGCTAATCCGGATAATTTCGTACCACTATCTGAGGCTGTCCCAGAAGCACAAGCCGACCATTTAATTAAACTTCTAAATAATTTGCAACCCAAAACGATAAAACAATACTAATTTTCAACACTTTATAACTCTGATTTTTGCAATAGTTTACCTGCTATTGTTTCACAATTAACAATATACTAATATTGCTACGTTCTAAATATAGAAACGTGAGCGTAATAGATAGGCTAAAGTATTGGTTCGGACAAACAGGCACAGAAGTTTACGACCTCGAAAATTGGGAGATAAAAAACATTGGCAATCTTGTCATTCCTGAAAAGCTATCCAACAAAAACGCTTTCACTCTCGCCAATTCAGTAGCTGAGATTTACTTTCCAGTTGATTTTTATGCAGACAGGATAAGTAAATTGAGGTTTTATATAGCTGACAAAAACGGGGTTGAAATTCAAACAACCGAATTAAACAGGTTTATAAACGATTCGATTAATCCTTTGTTTTCATTTTCTGATTTGGTTTACAATTATGTTTTTTCTTTGATTGCAGACGGGAACGCAATCAACTATCTTGGCGTTCCTGGCACTTACAGCAAGCCACCAAACGTAAATAATATAAGCCGGTGGGATGTTTTGCAGCCTAATTTAGTTCTATTGAATGAGATTTCAGGCATTTCAATGCTAAATGTTACTAACTGGAATGAATTAATCAAGTCAGTTTATTACAATGAGGGCGGAGTTTCAAGAAGCGAAATAAATAAAGCTAATGTAGTAATTCACAATTACAACTCAATAAGGCGTAACGATTCTTATGTGTTGGCACGTTCACCACTTTGGAGCGCAAATAAGTCTATTGATACTTTACTGGCAGTATATTCAGCACGTTACAACGTATATGCAAACAACGGGGCTGCTGGATATTTAGCTAAGAAGTCAACAACTGGAACCAATCAGGCTTTGGAAGCTGCAATAATGGACGGCAATAAACGTGATGACATTTTAGCAGACATAAACAACCGCAACGGGCTAACAGGCAAGCGTAATATTTGGGGGATTTCAGGAGTGCCGATTGAGTTTGTAAAGACGCTGGCAACAATTGCAGAGCTGGCACCGTTGGAAGAAACTTTGGAAAATGCTATTAAGATAGCCTCAGTTTTACAAATACCTCCAGTTTTAGTACCCAGAAATGACCAGTCAACCTACGACAATCAGGAAAATGCAGAGCGCAACGTATGGGAAAACGGGCTACTTTCAATGGCTCAAACTGTTTGCGAGAACCTTACTAAGATGTTTGGAATATCAAAGACGGGAAACAAAATACTATTTGATAGTTCAATGGTTTCCGCTTTGGTTCAAAATGAAACCGACGCAGAGAATTTAAAGAAATTGACTTTGGAAAACTTAAAATCAATCCTTGAAATAAACCCAACAGCAAACGTAACACCGATAACAGATGAAATAATTAACAGTTATGGAAACTAAAAATAAACAAGACAATCAAATTTGCAGGGCTTTAATTACTCCGGTTGCCGATGGCACGGACTGGGATTTTGAAGCCGTTGCAATTCCAAAAGAAAATAAACAGTTAAGATATTCATACCAAAATGATGAATATTTCTATCAGGTATTAAGAACAGATGCAGCCAATATTAAAACAGACCGTTTAGATAGTGGATTGCCTTTGTTCGACAACCACCCATGGGAGCAGTCGGCAATGAACCAACTTGGAATAACAGTAGGTTATGAATTTACAGAGGGCGGATTAGTTGCCCGTGTAAAGTTTGGAAGCCGTGCCGATGATGAATTGAAAAATGATGTAGTTAATAAGATTATAAAGACCGTTTCAATTGAAGGCGATGTAATTAACTACACGATTGAACGCAAAGAGGGTGAAATACCTGTTTATTATGCTGACCTTTGGGAACCTTCGAGCCTTTCATTCGCTCCGGTTCCTCAGGACATCAGCGCACAAATTGAAGTTAAGAGGGCTTTGAAAACTCAAATCGAGAAGTCAAAACCTGAAAGCGATAATTCACTTATAAATAATTTAATTAATAAATTCTAACAAAATGAAAAAAGAAGATTTTCTAAAAATCGTTCGTTCCAAAATGACAAAGGAACCAACCGAACAGGAGCTTTCTTTTTTAGGGTCGATGGGTGAAGCTATCGAGCAAGCGTTTCAGGCTGACTCCGTGACCAGAAAGAAAGAACTCGAAACAATCGCTACTCAATTGGGCAGCTTTGAAGAAAGCGAAACAGTTGCAGGCGTAATCCGCTCATTGGCTGCAAAAGTTGATGACATGGAAAAGAAATCACAACGCAGTCTTTCAACTGATGAAAAATACAGATTGAAAGAAAAGTTGATGGAAAAGAAAGACGATATTCTAAGGGCAAAACAAACAAACGCTCCATGGGAAATCGAATTTAAGGCAAAACGCGGAGCCTCAGCAATGATGACCGCTGCAAACGTATTGACAGGCGCAAGCGCAATCAATAACGTAAACGTAATGGATGACCTTGACATCATGGTTATTCAGTACCCAAAAAACTTTATTGTAGATGCCATTGGTGGCCGTCAAGTTGCCAAAGTACCCCAGACTTTACGCTGGAAGGAACAAACAACCGAAAGCGTTGACGCTCTTGGTGCAGTTGCAGAAGGTGCAGAAAAGAAACTGACCGACAAACTGTTTGTTTGGAAAACCGCAACCCGTCTGAAATATGCTGGACGTATTGAATTTACAGAAGAATTGGCAATGGATTTTGACCAATTGTTATTGCAAATCATTGATATGTTTGAACAGCAAGTTATCAGGACTTGGAACGCAGCCATACAGGCAGCTATCGTTGCCTACGCTCCCGCTTATGTATCTTCATCTTTAGATGACCAGATAATCGAGCCTAACGTTTCTAACGTAATTGCAGCCGGTAAACTTGAAATTGAAGTCGCAGGATATGAGCCTAATATCGTGATGATGCACCCTGGTGATGCAGCTTTGGCTATGTTGGTTCAAAATGCTGATGGAAACCAAACTTTCTTACCTGAATCAATTGCATTTCACGGTTTAACTCCATTTATTTCAAATGTGATTACAGCCGGGACTATTATCGTTGGTACAACTTCGACAATAAGTGAGCAGCACTCGAATTTCATAATTCGCAGAGGTGTTACAGGAACTCAATTCTATGAAAACGAGGAAACAATCGTAGGTGAAGTATTTTCACTCTTGAAACTTCCTACCGTTTCGACTTACTCATGGGGTAAACTTGTGATTGCAACTGTTAAAGGTTTACTACAGAAAGGAGCGTAATTATGGCACAGAAACTTAATGAAGGTTATGTTACCGTGTTGGGATCACCTAATTCAAAGAACTTGAAGCCGGGTTCAGAATATCTGGTGAGCAAATCACACGCTGACAAGCTGGTAAAAAAGGGAGAAGCTGTATTCACTAAAAAAGAAACAAAAAAATGAAAAGATTAATTTTAATGTTTGCTATTTTGCTGGCAGGGATGGTCGGCATGGCACAATCAGACTATTCATATCCGATGACCATTAAAGATGATGCCAGCGGCTCATTTTGGAATAATGCGGATACTTTAGTTGATGGGCAAACTCTTGATGCTATTATCAGGGTAAGGTCAGCATCAGCTATGAATCTAAGGTTTCAGGTTGTATTTAATGAGCTTTCAGGAGCGTCAACGGGAACGGTAACTTTACTTGGTTCAAACGATGGTGTTACGTTTATAGATACAGGAGATTCAATAACAGCAGCGTTAACGGCAGACGGTTCTATTTGGGTGATTGCAAGAAACTTTAACTATTCTTATTTGAAGCTATTGCTAACAACCTCTGGGACTGAAACAAGTTGCGCTAAGACTTATTATTCATTCAGAAATGAGTAAATAAAATGGCTCTTTATACAGATAAAACTAAACTTGTAGGGGACATATTAATTGACCCGTTGGCATTGAAAAACTTTGATGAAGTTGCTGCGCCTATTGAAGATGAAATAATGAAAGACCTTTTGGGGTTTGAATTATACACACTTTTAAAGGCTGCGCCAACCGATGCAAAGTACGCAGCATTGTTAAACGGTGGAAGTTATACGGCATCGAATGGCTATTTAACTGAGGTAAAAGGAATTAAAGAAATGCTACCATATTTCTATTTCTTTTATGCTTTACGTGATTTAGCCAGTTATAACACCTCAGCAGGAGAGTTTGCGGCGCAGGCTCAGAACGCAGAGGGTGCAGCCGAAAACCTTACAAGAAAATTAGTACACGCTTACAATAAAGGCGTTGATTTGTATAACCAACTTTACGGATTTATTCAATTCAAGAACATCAACGAAGGTTCAGACTATTATTATCATTGGCAATTTGCGCCAAAGGGTAAAATTAATATGTATGGAATATGACAGTATATGAGGCAATAGGCACGGTGGCAACTTCTATGGGAGTAAACTATCTGTATGGTTCATTGAAAGAGATACAGCAGAGATTGCTGGAACAATACAATGACCCTGCAACGCGAACCACACGTTATCCGTGCCTTTGCCTTATAACGTCAGGCTTAGAGGGGGATGTTAAAATATCGGGAGATATTGATTACGATTGTACGATTGTTTTTTTGATGAGTACTGAAAAGAATTACACGACTGCTGAAAGGCTGGCTAATGTTTATAAAATAACACTATATCCAATGGTTGCAAATTTCTTTAAGTATTCAAAGTACAAAAGTATTTCGGAATCAATTTTGAATCAGGATATAAACAAACAGATGCCTTCTTTTACCCTTCAACGCCAGCAGAAGAACAAAACACAATGAGCGCCTTTTTAGATGCTATTGAAATAAAAAATTTAAAGATTACATTATTTAAAACTTGTTAAAAAAATAAAATTATGAGCTGCATAGATGCAAATTTCGGAGGGTTAAGCGGATGCAAACACCTTCTAAAAAATATGGTTGGAGCCGTAATTCAGAAGAAAAACAGCACATGGACAGATGCTACTATTGTTAGCCTTGCTGCATGGCATACAGCTATTGCAGACGATGACAGCGCAGTAAGAACAGCACTTCCATTGCCTTTCCTTTTCTTCACGAATACGACAGACGAGCCAACAATCAACAGCGCACCAGGAACGGGCAAAAAGTACAAAGACAACAACCCGATTCCTTCCGGTGTGATTTACTTAAATTCAAACATTGAAGAATACCTTCAAATCAACAATCTTAAAGGTTCTGATTTTGAGTTAATACCTTTCTTTGATGACGGTACATTTTGGGCAACACGCAAAGGCGATGGTAAACTAAAAGGATTCCGGGTTACTTTGGATGCAAATGTAGGTTTGCCACCAGAGGACAAAAACAATTCTTTTCCTGTTTACACTTTCTTTGACAGTTATCGCGAATTTGAAAACGCTGTTATCGTTCAGGATTTCAACTTTTCAATGGATGACTTGTTGAATTATGTTCCGGTTGCCTTGAAAGCATGGGTTAAAACACCTTACGCTACTGGAACGGTTACTTTGAAAGTAGTTAAAATCGGAAGCAATGCACCATTTACAACTGGAGCGGCTGCCGGCGACTTTCCTATCAGGCGTTCAATAAACGCAACTCCGACGGTTGTGGTTACAGCGGTTGACGTTACGGGCGCTGCTTTGGGTGAATACGTATTGACTATCAAAAAGGACAATGACGGTACACCGGCAAACCTTGACGCAACTGACACCGTATTTTTACAGGTTCAAGATGACGATGCCACTTACATAACATATACCTCAGGAGAGGTTAAAATTGTGGGGGGTTAAGCGATGGACAGAACTACTGACAAATATATGGTAAATGTTTCTGCCGCTAAGATGGAAAGTTTTGACACTTTCAAGAAGTGGCACAAACACGCCTGCTCAAGCGATAAGCTGACAGCAGAGGAACGATATGTTAAACTTGGTGGGAAGCTACCGAGCAAGACTAAAAAAGAGTAGTTAACAATATGGATGCTCGGGGCGGACATACTTCGGCATTCATTTTAAAACCTGAAACCAATGACCATACATGAATTAAGACTACGCTCAAATAAGTTCGTTTCAGAACTTGACAAGAAAATTGAATCGGTTGTTTCAGGCAATCCTTATCTTGTTGACTTGAATAAAAAGCAACTCAATCAAAGTAAACTATCAACGGGAGCAGCAATTAAGCCGCTTTATTCTAAAATGTATGCTCAATACAAAGGTTTTAAAACACCTGATTTGAAAGATACAGGCGATTTTTACCGTGAAATGTTTATTAAATACGCTTCAAAATCATATACAATTAGCTCAGATGATTGGAAAACTGAGAAGTTAATGGGTAAATATAAGCCTGAAATCTTTGGAATAAGCAAAGAAAATCAACCAAAGGCGCAAGAAATCACAACAAAATTACTGGCTGTTATTTATAAGCAAGATGTATTAAACTAATGGCACGAAAAGAAATAAGCAATAAAGATTTAAAGGAACTTATTGACCGTTACAAGAAAACAGGCGACAAGGAAATGACTTATAAAGAATTTAATCAAATGTTTTGGGCTTTAATTGATTATTTTGAACGTAAAACTAAATGATTAGAACGCTACATACTTGCAATATTGACCGATACACGGTAATCGAGGACACCAAAAACCTCAATTTATTGCGTATGTGGTACAATCCATTTCCTGCTAAATGGTTCAAAAAGCAAGTAGATAAATTCTTTGCCGACTTCAAAAAGATAGTCAATGTAAATGAAATGAATGGGGAGTTGACAAAAGAAAAATCAAGAATATTAACTTACAGAAAAATATTACAACTGTCAACTACTTATGATGCTCTTTGGTTTGCGTTTCAGGAAGCCGCTTTAAAAGATACTATGCAAGTGTTCACAAAAGCCGACATAAAACATAGAATGAGTTTTGATTACTATTGCTCAAGTGTTTTAAAAATGACAGGAATTGAAATAAACAGCCCGAAAGACCTGGTTAAACTTGCAAACGAAATCAAACGCAGACAGGACAAATACAATCAGCTATATATGGCTAAAGAAGTGGTACAACGTGAATCAATTTCATTCGCTCAGTACGCTTCGGGGGTGTTTTCTTTTATGGATTCAGGGTTTAACGGTGGTATGTCGCTGTATCAATTCGGGGAACTGAAAAAGAATTACGATTTAAAGGTTAATCAATTAGAAAAAAACAAAGTTAATGGCTGAAATCAATGAAATAATAAGCCAAAAGGCGATTGACGGAATTATAACCGGGGATAAAGCTATCAGTAAATTTGATGAAACGCTTATCAAGTTTCTGAAATCTATTGAACAAACAAATACTGTTTTAGCTAAAGTTCCTGCAACTACTGAGAACATTGCAAAGGCACAAAAGCAAACTAATGAAGTTGAAAAGGAAGCAATCAGAATTAAGAAAGAGCAAGACTCAGCGGCAAAGGCTTTAGATAGCCAAAGGAATAAAGGACTTGCTGTATTGGCAAAACAGGAAACCAAAGAGCGGGAAATGACCGCTGCAATAAATAAGGAAGTAAAATCAATTCAAGACCTTAAAAACCAAACATCAGCATTAATAGCAAAACGCAATCAGTTAGACCAAACCACAAAAAAAGGTACTGAGGAATATAAAAAATTAACTACTCAAATAGGTAAAAATCAAACTCAATTAAAGAAGTATGATGCTGAAATTGGTAATCATCAAAGAAACGTTGGTAATTATGGAAGCGCATTAAAAGGAGTTGGGACTAAACTATTAGGGTTTGCCTCCGCTCTTGGTGTTGGTATTGGCGCAATGGAACTTTTTAAATCCATTATTTCAAGT